GCTCATACCAGAGAAGACGGTGGAACGAATATGAATAATGTCGTCTATGATGGCACTACTTATTCTTTACCGTTTGATTACGCTGGTTATAAAGCTGCTATTAGAACTGCTTCTTTGTTCGTTGACCCACGTGGCAATCCATATCCTGCGAATTTAGATACTTTAGTTTGTAAAAAGGGTTCTTCTGTAGCTTTTAAAGCAAAAGAAATCTTAATTGCTATTAAGAATGGAAAAATTCCGGAAAGTTTTGACAATGATGGTGCTGGTGTCCCAGCGTTCAAGATTATTGAATTAGATTACCTTACTTCTGATGTCTATTGGTATATGTTTGACTCTTCGAGAGCTCTTACAGACTCCGAAGGATTTCAGTTTATTGAATCTGAAGCCAATAATGTTGACCCTGTAAATGTAGTTTACAAGACTCGCGAATTACAATGGGCTGGACATTCCTTATTTGATTTAGGTCACAATGATGTTGCTCGTTCTTGGGTGGCTTCCGCTGGTGACTCTGCTACTACGTAATTAATTTAACTAAGGGGAGTGGCTAATAGTGGGAATTGTTAGGCAATTTTATTCAACCACTCCCCTCAAAGAAATATGGCTACTATAGCTGGAAGACCTTACTCAACTCCAAGAAATATCAATTTAAAAGATGGTATTTTGAGGTTTAATGTTAGTAAGGCGTCTAATCCTCTATCTAACGACTCTGGTGGTTGGGGATTATATGTTAATAGTTCCAATGAACTATGTTATTGGAACAAAACTGGAGTTACGGTAGTTGGTGCAAGTGGTGGTGGCTCAACTCCTACTTGGGAAACCTTGTTTGCTGCCGATGCTACTTTTACTATTACACCAGATACTACTTTTACAATCGCTGGTAATAGAGCTACTGCTGCAGATGTTTTAACTTTAACTAATGCTGCAGGTGGTTCTGGCGATGTTTTACAGATTACAAATTCAGGTTCTGGCAATGATATTTCCGGAACTTCTGGCTTGTTTACTGTAACGAAAGCAGGTGTTGTATCGGCAAGAGGTTTGACTTTTGGTGCTGCAAGCACAATTACTTCAACCGCTGGTGATATTACTTGGACGCTTGAAGATAATGATGCTACTGCATTAAAAATTGGTTCAAGCGGTGCTACTTCAATTTTGAATTTTATTACCACTAATGGCTCTGAAGCTGCCGTATTTGGTAATAATATGACTTTGACAGATGGTTTATTTACTGCTACAAGCACTTCAAATACTGTTCCTCTATTTTTACTTCAGAATGATACTATTACTACTTTTGGCGCAGATAATACTGAAGATGCAGGTGCATTCGTATTTAGTTCAGACTCTTTGACAACTGGTGATTTAATTCGCCTACAGTTAGATGAGTCTGCATTAAATGGCGGTGCATTCTTAAAATGTATTCAAACCGATGCTGGCACAGCTATGTTTACTATAGCTGAAAATGGAGTGACGACTATTGCTGGTGCTGGAGGTTCAAATGCTTTAGTAGTTACTGCCGGCGATGTTGTATTAAGTGATGCTTCTGTTGCGATTACAGATGCTGATAATGCAGCTTCTTTCACAGTCACAAACAACACTGCTACTACTGCCTCAGTTGTTGTTTTAGCAGGCTCAGGAGTATTTACTGGTTCAACTACTACTAGTTGGATGACTATTACTCCTAGTGGTATGACTACCGGAACAGGTATTTATTATCCACTTGCAGCTTTAACAACTGGCAAAGGTTTAGATGTTGTTGCTAACGCTTTAACTACTGGACAAG